CTGTACGCCCTGCTGTCTGCAACGCTTCCCTAGACTGAGCCTCTAATAATCTTTGTTGGGATGTACCTCCTGCATATGCTGCATCGGCTTGGGCAGAGGTAAGCCGCTCACCTAACATTCCTCTCCCATATATATCTTCTCCTGCCAACTCAGCACGCCTTTGTCCAAGCATTCCAAGTCCTGCAACTTCAGCTTCTTCTGCTCCTGCTAGTGCTAGACCTGCGGTTCCACGCTGATACTCTCCCGCCTCTAATGCTCCTGCCCTTGCTAATCCTGCACGACCCAACGTATATGCACCCGCACCCAGAGCTTCACTAAGGGCACCTCCTGCTTCACCCAATTGCTGACCAAGGATTCCACGCCTATATCCACCTGCTTCCTGTACAGCACGTAATCTCTCTCCTGCTTCTTGTCCGGCAAGACCTACCTCAGTAATCTCGGAAGCCGCTCTTTGCTCCATCAGTCCTCTTTGTGTCCCAATATCTCCTAATCTTTCTGCACGCTCCTCAACCATTCCACCTAGTGCACGTTCTGCACGTTGTGCGGCAACACGACCTAGTAGTGTTTCTGCCCCTGCTCCGGCAAAGCCTGTCTGTGCACCACGTTGCCTGAGAGCCGCAGCCTCACCACCCATTGCTTCTCTTGCACGTTCCGCACCCTGAACAAACTGTCTCTTAGTCGCAGCTTCTTGCCTGCCAAAGCCAGCTCTAGCAGCCTCTCTACCACCAACTATTGTTCCTAGTCGGGTTGCTAGCCTGCCACCTGTAATACCAAATTGTCTTCCTGCCCCAGCTTCCTCTTGGGCTATTCGTGTCTCTTCTAAGCCTCCTGCTCCCAGCCGAGCAAGTGCTCTTTGGTATCTTTGCTGTGCCCTTGGCACGTCTCCTTGTAATATTCTTTGTTCTTCAAGTCCAAATGCTTCCTCCGCACGACCAGCTTCTCCACCAATCCTCGCTTCTTCAAGCCCCATCCTTTGTCTTGCACGCCCCGTTGTGCCTCTTAATTGTGTTTCTTCTATATCAGCCAGTGACATCCCTCTTGCAGTTCGACCTGCAAGCCTTGTAGCTTCTAGCCCACCTGCACCATATAATCTTTGTGCTTCGCCTAACTGTGATGTAATTCTTTCTTGTTCAAGCCCCCGTGTAGCTATTGCACGCTGTAAAGCACCCTGTATAGATGCTGCCTCAGCACCACCCGCACCAATAAGTGCCTGTTCTCTTGCAAATCTTTGCTGCCTTGCTGTTGTGGCTATACCCGTTCTTGATACAGCGGCATCGTAATCAGCCTGTATTCTTTGTGCTTCTGGACTCTCTGCACCGTACCTTGACCTTGCCTCTTGAAGTTGTTCAGCAAGCTCACCAGTTTCAATATCGAAAGCCTGTCCCGCTTCTCCACGCCTTGCGGCAATATCGGCCTGCGTAAGACCTAATTGGCTTAATGCTTCGGCTCCTCTCGCTGCAATATCAGCCTGTGTGATGCCTAGTCCTGTACCTGCCTCACCCAATCTTCTTGATATGTCGGCCTGTTGCTCTGTTAATTGTCTTTCTGTTAGTGTACGCCTTCCCGCAATGTCTGCCTCTGTAAGACCATATTGAGCACCCACCTGTGCACGCCTTGCGTCAATCTCATCTTGTGTAAGACCTAATTGCTCACCAGCCTCACCTAGTCTTGCTGTTATATCAGCCTCTGTTATACCGAACTGCCTACCAGTCTCAAGTTCTCTTTGTCCGATATCACCCTTTTGAAGTAAGGTTCGAGCCTCGTACTCCTTAAGCAGTCGAGCCTGTTCATTTCGACTTAAATCTAGTCCACGACCCGCTATATCAAATTCAGTGCCAATAAATCCAAGCTGTGAAGCTTGCTGTTGTTGTAGTGCTCCTAAAAGATTTTGATATCTTTGGTCTTGGAACTGAGGAATGAACTGCTGCATAGCCTCTACGTCCACTCCAGGGAACATTTCTGCAAGATTTCCGTAGAAATCTTCTCCACCAAATAATCCCTGTTGCTGTGGAGTTAACCCCATACCCCCATATAAGCCAGCAAAACCAGGAACATCTATACCAGTCCCTACTGGAGATAACTGGCTGCCACCACCTAGCCAAGACGGTAGATTTCCATAACCTCCTGTTCCAGTAGGGTTAAAATTTAAATTAAGGGGAAACTGACACTCTGCAACCTCGCCAGAATATTCATATCCCTCGCACGCAGTCTCTACGTACTGATTACCGTCCCACTCGAATTCTACTTTAGTATTAATCCACATTATTTATCCTACCAAGAAACTGGTGTGCCTGTTCCATAAGATGTTGCAAATCTTCCCAATCCATAAGACTGGGGACGACCAAACATTTCAGATACTACATCAGCGGTTCTTGGGTTGCCCATCAGACCTGGCTCTACCGCCCGCCCAAATAGATGGTCAAAAAAGTCGACACGCGGAGCTGTACCCATCGCAGCTTGTTCCGCAAGCCCTGGAACCTCCGTTAGTGCAGCTCCGGCTGTCGTAACAGCAGCTGCATCTGGAGCTTGTGCAAGTAAATTAAATGCATTTCCTGCACCTTGTGCCATAATACCAGTACCGAATGCACGTAAAGCTGACGATGTAGCCATCTGCTGTGCCACACCCTCTTTTGCCATATCGAAAATATCTTCCATACTTTGACCTTCAGTATTAATCCTGCCTATATCATATTTAATTTTTTCTCTTTGTGGTTTATAAAAGTACCCACTGGAAAGATTTGAAATGTCAGCCTCATTTATTGGTTTATATTTATATGAAACTCCACCAAATAGCTTTTTCCCGCCTTTATACCATTCTTCACCACCAAGCTCTGTTCCTGCTTTAGAGCCGAGGTATCCGCCCGCTCCCGCAGCTAGAGCCATTCCAAGTGGTCCAAGAGTTATGCTTGCTGCCGCCGCTGCCGCAGGTGCTAAAAGCCCACCTATAAATCCACCAAGAGTACCTTTTCGTTTTGCCTTTGCTTCCTGCCTTGCTCTTCGAGACTCCTCTGCTAGTTGCTTGTCTGCTATTTCTTGTTCTGCTCTCTGAATATCTTGCCTTTCCTTAGCTGCTACAATTCCTACTCTAGCCTGAGCCATAGAGGCCATTGCCTGATTTTTATCTCTTACATTTGATAGTAATGCATTAAACGCTGAAGCCACTATTCCATCTCCTCCCACACGTTAGTCGTTACCAGTGTTGTGTCTCTTTCTTCCACTGGTAGAAATTCTGTGTAATATAATTTTGCTCCCAAGCGAATATATAATCTCAGGTTCTTGCCGGGAACTCGTGCGTAAGCCCTTTCTCCATCCATCATCTGAGATACGGCAGGTGGCTTATCCGAAATAGTAATAGGACGCTGTGTCATATTCCTGAGCTTTCGTTCCTGTGCCTGCATTAATTCACTCGCTTGTATATAGGTCTATATTCAATAGACATATCATTTATCTGTATTCCTTCCGACGTACCCGTTGTAGTGGTCGGATTTGTAATTTTAAATCTTATGCTCTGACAAGAGATTGGACTGCTTGAAGTGGCTCGTAGTTTCTTCCATCCTGTTCCCGTGCCACTGAAATTGCCCGTAAGCTGGTCTGAAAAACTTGTACCACCATCTGTAGCATAGTATATCGGTTGTGTCTGGTCATTATCGCTTTTATAAGTTAGTGTAATACCATATACCTTTTTTATTCTGCCGGGGTCACCGAAATCTATATCTTTCGTAGTCACCTTGAAATTTTCAGCCGTCACATCACGGATATCATCTGACCATTCCTTTACACTGTAATTATCAGCAGTAGAATTCCATAGGTTTCCACCAGTATAAGAACCCCAGTTTGCATTGGTATTAGTCCAAGTCAAATCTCCAGTAGTAAGATTCTGATAGGTAGTTGTCATATTGCCGTTCCAATCAGAAACTATATTACTTCGATTTACGTTCGTATCAAATGCTGCCTGTCCTGACACCCAAGAACCTGTACGAAAGTCATATACGTATACATCCCCATCTGTGGCAAAAGAACTCTTTAAGATAACGAGATAATATTTCTTGGGATTATAACCTATTACAGTATTTGCATTTACATAATCTTGCCAAGTAGACTCATTAATCTTGTTCCTTAAAAGGTTTGTAACATTATTTCCATCATACAGGAAAAGACCAAACTTGTTTATCCAGCATATACCAAACTCTGTCTTGACTGCTGCATGAGGATGTTCTATACCAGAAAAGTCTTTTATCTCTTCTAAGAACCAGTTGGCTGGAGAAGGAGAAGCTATATTAAGAATATAAAGTTTTCTCGTCTTGAACGCCAACAACCTGTCTGAATATTCCTCAAGCTTAATAAACTCTTCAGAATCTCCCTTAACAACGTCAATAAAATAACTTCTAGGAAACGTATCAAACTTTCCTACGGGAGTGTACATAATCCTGTCACGCATTTGAATAGTCTGACCGTCTTCGTTCTCTGTCTTTATATTGGCTACAAAACATCTTCGGTTGGCAACCACTGCAGTCTTATATCCTTCTCCGTTACCCGATATGGTAATCTTACGCTCAGAAGGAAGAAAACCATTTAATATTTCATATGTTTCCAGACTTGGAGCTAATGATACAACGCTATTTACATATACTTGGTCACCGCTATTTTTTACCCACGCTGAATAATCACCGCTTAGTCCTGCTCTAGCACCACGTGCCATATCAATATCCATAAGCAGTGCCCAAGGGTCATCTGTACCGTCTACTCTTACATAAACCCTCGCACCAGATATCCTTTCATCAAACGGTGCGGTTGCATGCAGATTCATTGTCACTTTATAATTATCTGCACTCGGTGTAAATGTATTGTTCGACGTAGGAACATAAAGTAATGATTCCTGATGACCGTCATAAATAAACGAAGTAGCAATCTGATATGCCACAGCATCATAGCCACCGCCAGATACAGTCGCTGCCGTTGTACTGAATTGAAATCCAGTACCTGCAGATGGATAGTTAGATGCATGAATGACAAGCTCTGTGGGGGCAGCTAATGTATTTACATTGGAGAACCAGTTGTCAAAACTTGTAGTGGAAGAAAGACTCAGGCTACCAAAGTGCTGTCTTTTAACGTAGCCATACCAATAAGGCTGAACAGAAGCACCGAACGTGCCGTCAGCAATCCTCAAAGCTTCATCGGAAAAATAGTAAACAGCTTTAATAAGCTTTGTAATAGTGGGAGTACCAGCCTCATTAGCATCTGTATCAACGATTCCACTATGGTCAAGTGTAATCGTACTTGCAGTCACATTCTTAATTCTCACCCCATTAAGATTATTGTCTGTATCGTCAGTACATCCTGATATCGCAATAATATCGCCCTTGCGAAACCCATTGGATATCATTGTACTGTCATCATCTACAATAGTATCATTCGTACCAGAACCAGAATTATCTGTGAACGCTAATTTATTTGCTGCAAATGTATCACTTGTAGGCGTTCCCAAGTCAACTTGAGAACTGTTAAATGCATCACCTTTAAGGTCGTATAGGTCTATTGTACCTGTAAGACCATCGCACATTGCAAACCAGTTCTCACCCGTGTCTAATGCGGAAGAACCTTGCTCATGGTCAGACTCGAATACAAATGCACCATATCCGGGCGTAATATGCCCTGCGGTACCGTCTGGTATGTCAGTATGTGTGGAGTCTCCGCCTAACGGCTTGATTGACATCCTCTCATCCAGAATAATATTGTCTGTTTCAGAAAGCTGATTATCAGCAATATCACGTGGATTGAAAGCGTCATTAAGACCGCCGGAGAAATCTTTTAGACCATAGAATGCTTTAGGCATGCATAGCCCTCTTTACCCAGCCATAATAATATTTTTCTAGCTTTGGTCGGGTCATTGCCAATCTAGCATATTCCATAATTCTATAAGCCCTCAACCTATCAGGTTCTACTTTCTTAGTAGCTTTAATTGTATTGGGTCCAATCTTACCATCTACTTCAATCTTGTCTTTGTTCTTTCCGTTACAGGCGCGTTGTAATATTTTGACAGACTTTGATATACCTTGATTTACAACCATATCAAAATACTGACCTTGTAATTTATCTGGCAATCGCTCAACTTTGGCTGGCAACCAATACTCATCTTTATATATTTCTACGGCATCATCCATTGTAAGGTTCTTTATATCAACCTTTGGATATGCTTTTTTAGAAATGCCGTACTTAGTTTCTCCGCCGGGGTCATCAGGGTCGTTTACATACCCTCCCTCACGACCAATTACCTTAGTTATCTCTTGGTAAAACGGCATTATTTTTTCTTCATTACTCTTACGCCCATTAAAACCTTTTTGACAGATGTCCAAACAAGGTCATCCATCTTACTCGGTGACATGGCTACGATTTTGTCGACCACCATAACGGCAATCATTATATATTCCCAGTTACCCATCATATAGTCCATTATAGACCTCCTACAATTAATGCTGTTCCAATACCAGCAGTGAGGATTCCCTCCACAA